GAGCCGCTTTCCATTGCGATCGAAAGAAAACACGACCCGGTCATTCGCCGCCTTGGCGCCGATCCCAAAGTCCTTCAGGCTCGCGAACTCACCACCTTGTGCGTTGATGATGATCTCGGCGGCATCGGTGAGGCTCTTGCCGGTGTCTGCGGCGGTCTCGCCAAGCACCCTTAACGAACCGTCCATGGGATCGACACCAGCCGTTCGCAGCGCAATGTAAGCCTGCGTCACCTCGTCAATTGCAAAGACTTTCGGAAATGCCCTGACCCAGTTTCCGGCTGCATTGGCGCCAGCGGCGGAACCCTCTAGGCCGCGAAGTTGGCGGCGCATTCGCTCCATCTGCAGACCGGCGCGCGCCACTTGGTAAGCGCCGGCAAGCACACCACCTGCAGCGATCGTCGCGCCAGTGCGGATGCCGCCGCCAACATGGCGCCCGGCCCAAAGCCCCAGCTTTCCAGCCTGTGCCCGCGTCAGCGTCAACCGCCGCTCCAGCGCTATCAGGCCGCCGATCGCCTGACGCGTGCCGCGCCCGATGCCGTAGCCGATGCGATAGCCGGCACGGCTCAGCCGGTCGGCCGAACGCTCGGCGCGGCCCATCGCGCGGTCGGCCTGCGCGATCCCGCCCGCCGCGCGGCGCGTGTCGCGGTCCAGACCGCCCATCGCCCGGCGCGTCTGGTCGATCCCGCGCCCCTTGGCGATGGCTTCGATGATCAGCGATAGCTTCATTCACTGCCCCCGCTGCCTGCGGTCCGCCTGGTCCACCCAGAACTGAAGGTCGAGATCGTCCAGTGCCCAGGCCTCCGACGGGGCCATGCCCCAGCCGAGCACCAGCTCGCCGATCAGGTCGGCATAGTTGCTGAACCAGGCTCCATAAAATAACCCAGCACATCGTCCAGGCGGTCCTGATCGACCGAATCCCACCGCTCCAGCACCAGCACCGGGTGGCCGGTCATCGCGCTGACGATGTTCAGCAGCTTGTCGGTGTGCAGGCCCGGCGCATCCATCATCCGCCGTTCCTTCCCGGTCAGGCGGCGCAACATCAGTGACGCGATCCGCTTTTCGGTCTCGCCTTCGTGATAGGAGAGCGGAAACAGCAGATCGACGCTGTTGTCGTCGTTCAGCCAGGCCGGGCGATTCCCCGCTTCGCGGCGCCAGTCCATCAGCCCAGCTCCTGCGCGCGCTTGCCGTACAGCACGCCCTTGGCCTTGCCGTCGGCGGTGGTCATGTCGGGTGCCGCCTCGGCATAGGCGCCCCGGATCACATAGCTCTTGCCGGTGTCGAACTCGACGCTGACGGTCGCATCGACGATCGCCCCGAATGCGGTCGCGCTGAAGCTCGCCTTGTTGAGGATGTTGATCTCCAGCTTCGACGGTCGCGGTGCGCCCTCGCGAAACGCGCCTTCGTCGAAATCGCCCTCCACCGGCTCGCGGTTCGGCCCGCCCAGCGTCAGCACGGTGTCGCCGGCCGTGTCGATCACCGCGCCGTCGATCCGCACCTTCGCCTTGCCCGAAACCTGATTCCTGCCTGCCATTTCAACTCCTTCTCAAATGCCCCGAAAACGCCGATCGAATGGCGTTTCAGAGGATGAATTCGATCCGCGCCGCCAGCTGCAGCAGGCCGTTCACGACGTCCGGCGTCATCAGCAGGTTGAGCTGGGTACGGTTGGTCGCGTCGCGCTCGACGACCAGGTCGGCGATGAACCCGTCCACATCCTCCATCAGGCCGGCTTCGCCCCACTCGCGTGCGATCGCGATCGTCTCGGCGCGAACCGCCGCGATCGTGTCGGCGGTCAGCTTGGCGCGCGGGAATTTCTGCGCCATCCGCGCCCGCCAGCTGTACCGGAAATAGGCGAGCGTCGCGGGCGTCTGGACGTCAAGATAGCTGACATCGGGGAACCCCTGGGTGTTGACCTGGTAACAGGTGATCAGCCGCTCGATCGCGACCTCGCCCGATGGCAGGACGCGGAAGGTCGAGATGCCCGCCTGCAACAGCTGGTCGCGTTCCGCACGGGTGAACCGGTGCTCGATGCGCGGCGCGATCACGCCCGGCACCGCCAGATCGGTCAGCGGCCGGGCCGGATCGGCCTGCAGGTGCAGCGCCGCGACCCCGGCGAACGCCGCCGCGATCCGCCAGCTCGACGTCGGCACCTTGTATCCGCCGACGATCGTGGTGTGGATGCCGTTGCGCGTGTCGCCGAAGGAGGACAGCGTCGCGAAGCTGCCCGCCATGCCGACATAGGCACGGCCCTCGATCTGGCGCGCCGGACCCCAGCGGCTGGTCAGCTCGGTATCGGCGGCGGACAGGTTGGTCGCGTCGTTCAGGCCCAGCGCGATCGTCTGATACTGTTCGTCGCCGATCGCCGCGAACACGGTGGTCAGGTCAGGGTTGGTGGCGCCGGCGACGGTCGATGCGATCGCGCTGGTCACGCCGGCGGGGATCGCCTCGTCCGAATAATGCGCCTGCAGGATCTGGACATCGTTGCCGACCGTGCCCTTGTGCCGGCTGGTCAGCGTGACCACCCCCGCCGCCGACGCCGCCGTCAGGGGCAGGTCCGCCGCCGCGTTGATCGCCGCCGCCAGCGCGGTCGCCATCGTCGTGGCGCTGTCGCCGCTCGCCACCGCCACCTGCACGCGTACCCCGTCGATCAGATAGGGCAGTGTGCCCGACGCCGATGCCGGGCCGGTCAGCGTGATGGTGTGCTGCGCGGCCGTGCCGGCGCCATTGTCGCTGATGCCGATCGCCCACAGCTCGGTCACGCTGTTCGCCGCCAGTGCGGCGGCGACCATCCCGGCCAGGATCGAACCCCGGCCGAACAGCGTGGCGCCCTGGTCCGCCTGGGTGATGCGGCACGGGGTCAGCGCCGCCACCGTTCCCGAGGCGAGCCGCTGGCCGACCAGCAGGATCTTCTGCTCGGCGGCGGGCAGCCCCTGCAGCGCGCGGACATTGGAGATTTCCAGGCGGCTGCCCGGCACGCGGGTCGCGGGCATCGCGTCGAAGCTGAAGCTGGTCACTGCTCACCGTCCTTTCCGGCCTTGCGGAGCGCCGCCTTGACCGCGCTTTCGGTGGTCATGACGATATCGCCGTCGTTCAGCCGGCGCTGCCACCAGCTGTTCCAGATGACCTCGGCGCCCTCGGCGGGCAGCGCGCGGCCGGTCTCGGGGTCGCGGATCACATCGCCCTCGCGGGGCTTGATCCAGTGTTTCAGCTTCATTCGTCGATCTCCAGTTCAACGGTGTCGGTGGCGTCGGCATGCGCGTCGTCGGGCAGCTGGATGCCGGGCGCGACGGGATCGGCATCGACCGGGATTGGGGAGGCGAACGCCGGCACGTCCCAATTGGCGTGCAGGATCGCCAGATCCTCGGGATCTTCGGCACCGTCCGGCGTCGGCGTGATGACGAAGCTGCACCGGAACTCGCAGGCATAGCGCGCCAGCTTGCGCTGCTCGGCCGCCACGCTCGGCACCGCCGGGCGGCACGGTCCCGGCGCCAGCGGCCGGGCCATCGCGTCCAGCTCCAGCGACTGGCCCGCCAGCGTGCCGACCGCGCCCAGCAGCACCAGATAGGCGCCCGGCTCCTTCGCCGGATCGGGACCGCCATGCCGGCGATGCACTTCGCGCGACCGGTCATTCTCGTCCGCGACCATCAGGCCGAACGACGCGTCCACGACCCAGCCTTCGCCGGTTTCCTCGGTCGCGGTCCAGCCGGCGAACGTCACCCATGCGGCTGGGCACTGCACCTGCGCCGTGGCGTTGAGATAATCCTCCCAGTCGAGAGGGTAGGTTTCCAGCGTGCGCCAGGCGAAGGGCAACCCGCCGGCATCGGCGACCGCCTTGAGCCGCGCGAGCATCCCCAGCTCGATCGCCGCGATCGTGGTCAGCGCCGCCTGCATATCGATCGGCGCGGTCATGGCTGACGGTCCCGCCGATGCGCGAAATGCGGCGCCGCGCCGCGCGGCTTATCCCTGAACTTTTTCATGCGCGCCTGGCGGATCGTGCGGTGGCGTCCACGCGCCTCATGCGCGATCGCCATCGACGCCGCGCCGAACCGGCCCAGTCCGGCGACCAGGGCGCCGATCGCGACGAGCGGCCAGCACCAGATGCGCAGCGCCACGCGCAGCGTGATCCGGCTGTTCCATCCGTGATCGCTGGCGTAGGCCTGATCGCTGGCGAGCAGGATCGCGCCCATCAGCCAGATCAATATCGCGGCCACGGCGAGAGTCAGGAGGACCGCGTTCACGCCCCGCCTCCGACGTAGCTTTCCACCGCATCCATGATGTCGGCGCGCGCGTCGGCCGACATGCCCAGGAACGGACGGGCCGGCGTATTCACCTTGCGGTCGAACGCGCCCACCGTCACCTCGATCGGCGACGCCAGGCGCATGCCGAACACCTGGCGCATCGTACGCTTGTGGCTCGCGACGCGCTCGGTCCCGCTGAAGCCATATTGGTGCCGTGCGCCATAGATCACGTTGGTACCGACCTCGACCGACCGGGCGTCGGCGCGATAGCTGATCGATTTGAAGAGGCGGCGGGTGTCCTGCAGCGTCTTGCCGCCGTCGCGGATCGCGCGCTGCGACTTGGGCCAGGGCACGCCGGCGGGCGAATGCTCGCCCTCGAAATTGTCGTGCGCATCGACTTCCAGCGTCATGCCGATGATTTCCATCAGCGGGGTCAGGTCGCCGAAGCGTGCCGCGAGCAGCGACAGCCGCGCCTCGATCGCGGCCTCGCCCTCGACGCTGATGCGGATGCCAGCGCCGGTCATCAGAAGCCCTTCATGCTTTCGCGGCTGAAGGTGCGGCCGGGATCGTCCACGATGATCGCGCCGGGGCGGGCGGGCAGCGTGTCCGGCTCGCCGCCGTCCAGCTTGATCAGGCCGCGTGCGATCTTCTCCAGCTCGCCGAACGCCTCCTTGCGGCGGTCCTTGGCTTCGTCGGTCGGATTGGGGGTCAGGCCGGCGAAGGCGATGTCGCAGCAAAGCTCGGTCAGCAGCGGCGGCACCGCCACGCCCGATGCGCGGCCGTAATATTTGGCGACATAACCATCGATCCGCGTCGATGCGCTGTGCAACTGGACGTTGATCGCCGCGATCGCCGTGCCGTCCCACGCCGGTGCGTCGGTCAGCTGGACCAGCTTCGCCTCCCCGAACCGGGCGCGCATATCGTCTGCAGTCGCGTACATGGCGCCCGGCCGGCTCCCCCGAATAAAGGCCCGGCCGGGCCACAGGGCAGCAGCCCGGCCGGGTGATCCTGGGCAGTGGAAGCGACGGCTTGGGAGACGCCGCATCCGCCCAGGGACGAAAATCAGTCCGCCTGGTCGGCGGGCTTTGGCTTGGTGGTCTTCGGCTTGGCGACGGCCTTCGCCGGTTCGCCCAGCCGGGCGATCTCCGCCGACGCGTCCGCCAGCAGCTTCTTCTGATTGTCGATCACTTGGTCACGCTCGGTGATCTCGATCGTGGCCTTTTCCAGCTTGCCCGACAGTTCGGTGACCTGCCCGCGCGCGGTGGCGAGATCGGCAAGCACCACACCATGCTCGACCGCCCGCTTCGCCGCTTCGGCGTCCTGGTTGTCGATCGCGGCGAGCAGCTGCTCGACCGTCGCGAAACCGCGAGCCGTGAGCTCGGCTGCATCGATCGAGAACAGCGCCGCCTCGTCCGGTTCCAGGTCATCGCCATCACGCGGCGGAAGCTGGCTGGCAAGGCTGTCGATCATCAGCTGCAGCTGCTCGGCATCGATGTCGTCTGGCAGCTGCGGCATCGGCCGAAAGGTTTCACCATCCTCGCTCACATGGATGGTCAGCACCGGATCGCGCACCAGCTCCAGCAGCCGCGCGCCGTCGAGATCGCGGATATCGACCTCGTTCGGAACGAAGCCCGACCAGCCAAGGCCCGCCCGAAGATAGGGCGCGCGCTCGCTGCGGATGCGCAGCATGCCGCGCATCAGGCCAGCCGCTCGGCGAACAGGCACTCCACCTCGTTCCAGTGGACGTTGCTCTCACCGCCCGCCAGGTTCTGCTTCTTGATCAGATCCTCGATCGCGGCCCGGTTGGATACGCCATAGACGATATGCGTCGGGACGATGCCGCGCGGATCGCCATTCTCGTCCTTGTAGGCGGCCATCGCGTCGCGCGCGGCGACGAAGTTGGCGGCGTTCGGCGTGGCGGTCGAACGGTAGGCCAGGAACGGCATGGTGTAGCCCGCCGCGCCGCGCGCCTCGGCGTAGCAGCCGAACAGGCCCGTATCGGCGACCTTGCTGTCGTTCGGATCGGTGATCATCCAGAAATGCGCGGCCTCGCGCTCCTGCCAGATCAGCGGCTTTAGCGGCTTGGACAGATCGACCAGGAACCATGGCTCCACCTGGCCGGCGGCGTTGAGGTTGGAATAGGTCGATCCCGCCTCGTCATAAGTCGGATGCGAAGCGTCGAAGAAATTCTGGTTGTCGAAGCAAGGCGTCTGGTGGCCCTGCTGGAGTGCCAGCGTCAGCACGCGATCCGGCCACAGCGTCGCTTCTTGTCCCCAGCCCTCGAAGATGGCGGGGAAGATGCCGAGATTGTCGTCGGCCAGCTGGTGCTTGTGGATGCCCGTCGTCGCCTCATAGGCATCGTTGATCAGCTGGTACGCGCGCTCGGCCAGCGCTTTCCAGCGCTTGTCGCCGACCCACTTGCGAAAGATCGGCATGGCGCCGAGGAAGCCATAGGTCTCCGTCTTGGTCGACGAAGTGACGCGGGTGGCGAGGACCAGCAGCTTCGGCTTCGCCGTGCTCTGGCCGCGCTTGAACAGGCCATTATAGGCCGTGCGGAGCGCCTGAAGGGCGGATGCGGTGATCTGCAACGTAAGGCTCCTTAATAGCCGATTTCGAG